CAACATAGGGATTGAAGCCGCCGTTAGGCTGCCCTACCGGATAGACATTCGAGAACGTATTGTACGCGCCCCGCACGTAGGGATCAGCGATCAGGTTGCGGCCGTTGAACTCGTACTCGACCTCCCGATGTTTGCGGCGTTGGAAGTCCGGGTCAACCTGGCTCACGAGGGCGAGATACGGGAACGGCTTGGTCGAGACCCGCGTGTCTGGCTTGTAGAGCCGGCCGCTCGGGGACGAAATGCTGAAGTCGTCCTTACTGAAGTCGCCGCTCGGTGAGGAGACACTGAAGTCGGCCTTGCTGAAGTCGGATGAGAAATCTGCCATGTCAGTAACAGGGGATGTATCGGGTTGTGCCCGTGTTATCGACGATCGTCAGCCACGTCTGCACGGTGGTGTGGGAACCTGTGGGACCAACTGAAGTCATCGACGTACCTACAGCCCCGTTGGCCGTGAACATGCTGGAGCTACCGAACTTGACGACGCCGTTGCCTTGGGAGGTAAGTGCGAGGTTGACGTTGGTGTCCGTGCCAGAAGCGTTGATGACTGGAGCGTTGCCTGTTGCCCCGGGGACGGCAGTGATCTTGTTAGCGATGGCGCTACCGATACCGGCGACAACAAACGCGGTGCCATGGCCGCCATCGTTAAAGAACGTGCTCTGGTTGCCTTGGTTGTTGGACAGAATCAACTCGCCAACCGAACTGGCCTGTGCCACGGCAGAACCACTGGTCGAGCCGGTAAGCTTTAGACCGCTACTCCCGTTTACGGCAAGTGCACCATTCGCCCCGTAAACATTGGTAGAAATCATGTTTGCGGAGAGGTTAGCGATAAGGTTGCCGGTGAATTGGACGTTAGACCACGTGATCTTCGGGTTCGCGTTTACAGCGTTGATCCCATAAGCCCCGTTTGCCGCGATCCTAGTGCCGGTAATGTCGAGCTGGGCCGTGGCGCTAGTAGCGTCGTGGATACCGTCATTCGTATTGTTATAGATCGTCCCACCGGCACAGACGATCGACATATTGACGCCTGAGTCAATCTGTAGGCCATGGGTATGATTGCTGGCGATCCATGTTCCGGTTAGAAAGATGAAGCCGGCTCCTGTATCGCTGACTTGCAGCCCCGGCCCAGAGGTCGAGCTGTCTATGAGCACGCCCTTACCAAGGAATATTTCTCGGTTAGCCGTGGCGGTGATCGACTGGTCGACAACCATATTGGTGCCATTAGCGATGATGTCAGTGTCATCGATAACGAGGCCGCCGAAGCTACCTCCGACCCTAATACCAACCCCACAAGAGCCGATCTTACCTCCCCGCACAAACAGATCAGCTTCGCCTAAGGATACACTGCCATTAACGCGCAGGCCGTCAGCGCTGGCGTGGGACTCAAAGTTGTCCAGACGCACAAAGTCAACTTGGTCGAACCAAAACCCATGATACAGATTGCCGTTGCTATCCTGACCAGCGGCCACCAAGTCGCGGCATTGAGACCGCCATACGCCCCTGAAGTGGAAGGCGGCGCCGCCCGTCATTACGGTGTTGCTGGTGATCTTGATGCCCGAGAAGGAACACATGGCGACGGCTGATACACCATTGCCAACCGCGAAGATATCCGTGGTGGTGGACGCGCCCGCGTAGTTGATGATGGTCTGATAGGGGACACCTATGATCGTGACCTGGCTGGTGTTGATCGTCAGCCCGGCCGTGATCCGGTAAGTGGCGGCAGGCAGATAACCGACCCCTCCCACAGGGATGGAGTTGAGCCATTGTTGCAGAGCTAAGGTGTCGTCCGTGACGCCATCACCTATGGCGCCGAAGCTCTGGACATTCGTGCCCGCCGAAGAATCCATGGCGGCCAGGGTGCTGTAAATCTCGGTCAGTATTGACCGCAGGGCCGCCGCGGTGAGCAACTCAGGGTGCCCCGAGGGCAGAATGGTGTTGATGTCCTGGAGCACGGTCATGCGGTAACCTTTTTGCCGTTCGCCTTGCGCACGACATATTTGCGCGCGTCTTCAGCGCGCTGAAACACGGCCATCAGAACGGTAGCATTCTCGCCGATCTTGCGATGGATCGTGTAGAGCCCGTCCGTGTACACAACCTCGTATTCCATTCACCACCCCAAGAAATGATGCAGGGGATGGGGCGTGCTAAGTATGTAGAGCAGGATGCCGGTTGCAAAAACCATCAACCAGGTCATCCAGGTCCATTTCATCCGTCCAGCTCCGCGTCCGTCCCCAGCGCCTCAGTCGATTGCACTTCGTACAGGAACGGCGGCTGCGGGTCCATGTCATAAATGCGCGAACAGACATCGATGAGGTCGTCGTGGGCGGCAAAGGGATGGCGCACGAGCTCATCCATGAACACGCGCGCGAGATCGTAGACCACCTTTTGCTCGTCGAACCGCTTGATCGGGGTGGGGATGCGGTGATGCTGGGCGTTCTTGACGCATTCGGCCTGCACCCGAGTCATGCCACGCCAGGGGCGATAGAGCACCTTGTCCACCGAAAGACGCTCGGCGCCATCGCGGCCCTGGTCGATTGCCTTCTGCTTCTGCTCCTGGGAAATGACGTGCCAGTAGGCCCAGCCGCGTTGGTCCGTCTTGTCCTCGATCTTGGCGCCGAAATCAGGATGCCAAGCTACGCAGGGCAGCAGGAAGCGCCCCTCGCGAATGTCTGGCTCAAGTCGGCTGATGCGGTCGTTCTTGGAATGACCGCCCTGGTGCGGGGTGTTGAGTTCCTTGATCGGGTAAAAGTTGTTGTCCCGAAGCTGCATATCCTCGATCACCTCAAGGTCAACTTGCATCCCGTACCGCTCGTAGCCGACGTGCACCATTTGTACGCCGTAGTGCTTCTCCCAGTCGCGCTTGAACTTGTTAATCCATTCATATCGCTCGGACAGCTTCATGCGATGGCAGACGCCGTCTAAGAGATACTTGTTCCCGCCCTGGTCGATGCCGATTACTGCGATCGCGCTACGGTCGGAACGCTCGCCGGTGCCCTTCGAAGGGTCGACCAGGATGTACACGTTCATCACTGCGGGAAACAACTCATAACTGCGCAGCCAGCCGGCTCGGAATGTCGCCTCGTTATCCGCCACCGGATCGAGGAGCATTTGCGCCGAGACGGTGGTGCGCTGGTCGCGCTTGATCCTGTCCCATCGCTCCTGGCTTAGAAGCACCGGCTTGCCGTCCATCTTGCCGTTGTCGGTCGCCGGATAGACGCGCGGCTTCAGCGAGCCGCGGTCGCGCATTTGGACATAAGGATCATTGAAATGGTAATAGGTGCCCGCCACTTGCTTGCGGCACAGGTGGTGCGTGCCGAGGTTGTCGGCCATTTCCCACCGCTGCATGCATTTGCGGATTTGCTCGTCGCTCAGGTAGTCTTGCGTGACGATGTCGTCAAACACCTGCTTTTCGAAGTGGCGCGACGTTGGCTGCCCGTCGATGAGGCCGTGCGCTTCGACCGTCGCTTCTTTCGGGTTGCCTTTCCTTTTGATCGTAATGCCGCGGTCGAGACTCCACTTGCTCGGGCGACCATCCGGTCCAAGAGTGCGCGGGTTCTGATATAAGACGTCTGCGTAGACCTCTTTTAGGGTCTCATTCTGTTCGAGCTCGTCCTTGATCTGGGCAAGGAACGCCTGTGCGATCGGCTTGACCACCGAGAAAATGACGGTCTTGATTTCCGGATCGCAAAGAAAATCCTGGATTACACCCCCGAAGGTGATGACGGTCGACTTAAAGTGCCCTCGGGCCCATAAGTCGAGGTGTCCATCCGGGTCCGCCTCGACCTCCCGGCAGCGATCGAACACCCAGGGATGCATCATATCCGCCCGGCCGCACAGGGCGGTCAAGAGATAGAAACGGTCATTGCACCCCAGGAGCGCGCGTGCGTTAGTCGTTGCCTTAAGGTCGGGCTCGCTCGCCAGATACCAACGAGACGTTTCCTTGTAGTCGAGGAACGGTAGATCGCGAGTGATGAACTCGACCAGACCTTGATTATGGGCGGTGACGTATCGTTGCGCCCGCAGTTCCTTTGGCATTCATCATTTGCCTTGCGCCGCCCGACGCCACGCCTGGACGACATCATTATCAATCACGGTCACGCCCTTGACTTCCTTGGCGTCGTCGCCATTGGCGTGCGTCAAAGCCGGCGGCGCAATCTCGCTGGGCTGCTGCCCGACGCCATTCTCCCCGTACCTGGAGGGATGTAGCTTGGCGAGCATCTTCCACCGCTCATTGCAGCGCGCCTTGGAGCGTGCAATCACCTCTTGATTGATGGTGATGCCGCCTTCGCTATTGACGGCCACATCCTCGCTGCCGTTGTCGATGATGTCGAGAATATCGTCGCAGGTGATTTCGAGATAGCTGTCGCGGGCTGTCGCATAGGCGCGGCCGAACTCGGGATGCTGCCGGCGCCACCGATTGATCGTAGCCACGTCCGGCATGTTGCCATCGGAATTAACGATCTGCTTTGGCCGCTCGCCATTGGCAATGCGAGTGCAGATGACCTCGGCGAGCTCAATGGTGTA